GTTTTTGATACGTTCCACATAGGCCATGGCCATGTGGCTGGGCATGTTGCCCACATCAATTTTGAATACTCTGCGTTCAGGAGCTCGTTGCACACGATAGATAATTATAGCGTCTTCTAGTAGTTCTTTTTGTTTGAAAACTTTAAAAACGTTTTCTAACACACTGGTACCAAATGGCCAGTAAACATCTAGGCCTTCGGTTAAGCTGAGATGCACAATGTGTTCTGCATTGATAGCTGCTTCGTTTTGTGCTCGTGTAAATCTGCCACCGCCACCTAACGGCACGTTGGGCTGCACATAGCTACCGCTGGGACCGCCCACCTGTGGATGGTTCATGTACTGATCTGAAGTGGTTACTGCTGTGACTGTTAAATTTTCAAAGTTGGGATTGATGTCTTTTAAGATATACTGCTCAGGCTTTTTGCCTTCGCTTTCGTTTACGATAACCTTGACCACTTTGCTCATTTCCACCCAGAACAACTTGAAGTTCTCAGGATCTCTCACAAACACTTGGTCACCGTATTTTATGGTATTTCTTACTATCTTGAATATTCTACTGTTAAATTCGTTTAATTTATTCCATTGTTGCAGTTGTTCTTTGATAATTTTAACTTCATTGTCGGTGGGTGTGTCTTTAAATTTGATATCAAATGGCGTGTTATTGGCTTCATTTTTCTGTGTCATAAACTCAGAAAGAATGTCTAGTGCTGCATTGATTTCCGAATCCATGTCCATTTGTTCGTATTGATTGTAGCGTTCAATACGGTTGGGGTGTCCAATATACACATCAGGTAGATTGCTTTGGTAATTTCTATATCCTGGATCTGGCATGCGACCGCTGCCAATAGGACTGATGTTACTGGGTAAGTTTGACGATTTAAAATATTTTTTCCAAGACATGGCTTATTCCGGCTATGCTATATTTACCGTGTTAAGAGAGCTCGTTGGCCATTCTTCTAGTATTGTCAGCTGTCTCTTTGAATTGTTCTAACATGTCCTCAAATATGGTTTTGTCACGCATGGCCTGTATCAATTCATCCAATTTACTATCCGTCAATTGATTCTGTGCAGACAATTGATTTGTCATCCCAGTCATCGAAGCTGTGACAGTATCTATAATTTTTGTCATTTCTTCTGGTGCTGCATTTGTCTTTTTAGCTTCGGCCATGTCTCCAAAAATTTGTGCGGCATTAGGTAATGATCCTGATAAAATATTTTGTAGTTGCTTTGGCGTGAGTACTGTTTCTCCTTTGGCAATTTTGACTAAAGCATCTTCCTTTTCAAAGAGACTGCCTGTCATGCCTAAAGTGCCTGAATGTCTCCTTCCTAGAGTTTCTGAAAATCTCTTTAAATTGGCCACCGAATCTGTTAACGTGTTGATAATTGATACTAATTTTTCAGCTACGTAGGTCATGGCACCGGAAACTTTGCCACCTGGCTCTATTGGACTAGTTTTGGCAGCAAGTTTTATTGCCTCACCAAGTGCATAACCCATTTCTTTTCTTTGATCTTCCACTAATCCTGCCGGTCCTTTACCCCTACCTATTGTTTGTAAGTATGTGGTCACCCCTGTAGACATGGTGGACATTATCTGCGGAATTCCTTGCCGCATTGCACGTTCAGCATCAACTATTGATTTGGTCAATGGATCAAATGATTTGGACAAAGGATCAATGCTTTTTGCAAGATTTTTCATTTGTTCGTTTACACTACCCAATACCTGATTTTCTTCATTTTTCAACTGTTGACCTTTTCGAGCAAGTTCTGCCTGTTCTTCGCCCATTTTTGTTACGTCACCATATGCTCCGGTCATTACGTTAACCATTCCATATGAATCAGCCATCGCATCAGATTCTTGTTCAAGTGCATCTGCAAATTCTTTAACTCTTCTCTCGTAATTTTCCTGAACTTGTGCAGTAGTCATGCCTTTAGTAGTCATGTCTTGATACGTAAGATCCAATAACTTTTTACGAGTAGGACTTGCTGCTAATAATTGATTTAAGTTTTTATCTACAATAACACCACCAGAAGCTGTCATCTGTTGAATACCTTTGGTCATATCAGCTGGCATCAACTTGACCATGGTTTTAAATTTTTCAAATGCCTCAGGATCCTGAGATTTTCTCAAAGCTCTTTGCACTGCCAGTTGTTCGCTTGCGCTTTTTGCTCTTGCTTCTGCCTGTTTTGCATCTTCTCCAGTAAAGGCAGAAATTGCTCTTAAATTTTTCAAATAATCGGTGCTTTGAATAGCTATCTCTTTATCAGACATGAAACGCAAGCGACCTGCTTTGTTCATCATATCCATGAAGTCAACTACACCGTCCGCCTGCTCTTGTGCTGAATATCCAGCTAAAATAAGTTCTTTTCTTAAATCTCTACCACCAGCTTCTAAACTATTGAAAGCTTTGTTCACTTTGTTGAAACGTGCAACACCAGCAGTCATTGTGCCGCCAAATGACTGTAATTCTTTTCTATTGTCAATAATGACTTTTGTATACTCTTCCAATCTTAATTGAGCTGTACCTGCAGCAGTGCGCATTCTACCTATACCATCTGCCAATAACACTCCGCCTTTGGTTTGAGTATCAAATGCCAGGGCAGACATTAAAACTTCCTTTTCCAGCATTTTCTGCCCTTTGGCACCTCTTTCGTAAACATCTTTGGCAAAGCCTGAAGCTCCTGCAACCAAACCAGACAAAGCCGCAGCACCTCTTGCATACCAATTTGGTATCAAAGCCAAGGTTTCAGCAGCCGTCGTGGCTCCGGTACTCAATCTATCCAGTATTCTTACCTGCGACTCCATGGCAGCGCCTTGCATGTTGAATGCTGTTTGTATGCCACTGGCACCTTCTTGATAACTTGATATTGCTGTGTAGAGTTGTTTGGTTACATAGTCTACCGCTTCAGTTAATCCGCCTTTGATAAGTCCTGCCGAAAGTTGACCAGCAGCATCCGCTGTTACTTTTGCTGCCATGGTTTGGGCTTCTTTTAGCATGGACACGCCCTGCGCTGACTGCCTAGTAACCGTGTCTAAATTAGAGAAACCAGCCTGTAATGACTGTAATGCTGCTGCATTACTTTGTACTGTCCCAGTACCTCTTTGCATTTCTTGACGTAATCTTGCCATAGATTGGTTCAGTGCAGAAATACCCGCACGACCATTTAAAGCTACGGCTCCTAATTGTCCTAGAGCTTGAAGCAACTGTTGAGTTTGTGGATCAGCCATTTTTGTGCCTATAAATATAGTGTTATCAATTATTTATAGGAATCAAAAAATGGATCAAAAACCCGTAAATCCTTTACGAGCGCACTTTAGACAACCAGCAATTTATCTTAAACTACCCAGTGGTGGACAGTTTTGGAACAATGGACTAAATTTACCCGAGGTAGGCGAAATTCCTGTTTATCCAATGACCGCACGTGATGAAATCTTGCTCAAAACTCCAGATGCATTATTAAACGGTCAAGGTATTATTGATGTAATACAAAGTTGTTGTCCTAATATTACTGATGCTTGGCAAATGCCTAGCATAGATGTAGACGCAGTTCTCATTGCTATAAGGATAGCATCTTACGGAAATACAATGTCCGTTGATACAAACTGTCCTAACTGTAGCACAGAAAATAATTTTGACGTTGATCTCACGGGATTTCTTGATAATATCAGAATGCCAGACTATAATCAAAAATTCACATTTGATAAAATTAAAATTAAAATAAAACCACAAAACTACGCAAGTATAAATGAAACAGGAAAAATAACTTACGAACAACAACGAGTGTTAGAAAATATTGTTGTTGACGGAAGCGAAGACCCTGCTAGAAATGCAGAATACAAAAAACATGTTGCAAAATTAGTAGATCTAAATGCAAAACTTTTAGTAGATAACACGGAATATATAGAAATAGTAGACAGTAATACTGTTGTAAATGACAAAGAATATATCAAAGAATTTTATTTTAATTGCGATGCCGAACTTTGTAAAAAATTGCAAGAAAAGCTGACAGAAATAAGTCAACAAGGTGCACTTAAACCACAAAGCGGAACTTGCGAAAACTGTGCCACAGTTTATGATGTCCCACTAACCTTTGATTACGCAAGTTTTTTCGCCGGCAGCTCTTAACACTTGACACTGACGGTATTATTGGTTTGGTTAAGAGCTACGAAAAACAAGTAAAACAAATTAAAGAAGAATTATTAAGATTTTGTTGGTACATGCGCGGAGGTTTAAACTATGACGATGCTATGTTATTGAGTCTTGAAGATCGAAAAATTATCAATGATATTATTAAAGATAATTTAGAAACTGCTAAGAAATCAGGTATGCCATTCTTTT